ACTGACTGTAGCGAAACGAAAACTTCCAAGCGGCAGTCTCGCGATCGTTCAACTCTATTAAGGTACTCTCCACTTCGTCCTCAGGACACACAGTGCACAACGCGGCCGGAACAGCGTTATGTCCAACGGTGACATGAGGGACAGAGAAGCCCTCTCCTACAGACGCCAACTTAAACATCCTGGCAAGACGGTAGGCCAACTTCCCGCGAAAGCCGAGCTCCACAAGGGTCAAACGAGTCGACCTAAGGAGCGAGACATAACGCTTAAAGAAGACTACCCCGGCACGAAACCTATTAATAGGAGTCGAGCCGGTAAGCCAGGACCGAAAGTTGGTCGCCATCGAATGCGGAAGTTCCTGAGGCTTCAACCTACCCCAGCGTAGCGTCTGGACGACCCGAAGGTCGCCACCAACGTAGCGTAGGAGTGTAGAGTTAAAAGTGCCCACTTCCGCATCCACGGACGTCTTAGTCCGCTCCACTTCCAAGCCGAGACCGCCGACGACGGACATCCAGTTCTGAGAAGCCACAGGGCCAGACTGAAAAAGGATATCGTCGCCGTTAATCAAGCAAGGAAGACTCCTACCCTTATCCGGCAGAGCACGAAAGGCCCATAAAAAGGCTAAACGATTCTGCAAGCAAAGAAGGGGAAAGGAGAGAAAGGAGCCCATCATTTGTCCTCTCTTAGGACGTACACCGTCCACACCAGCTCCATAGATCAATGGCCTAAGGGCACGCATTGACAAAGAGCGAAGGTGTTCGGGTACCTCAGAAGCCAAGAGGATTTCAGACAGGATCACTTCGGCAACCTCGATAGACAAGCCATCGGTTGCAGACTTATAGTCGCCAGAAGTGAGGACCTCGCCACCCGTGCGTCGAAACCCCGCCCTTGAAAGAGTGCTGTCACTAACATCACCCACAGATAGCCACCTGAAAGCCCTAAGGCGATCGTAGATGGAATCATGTAGAGGTTTAAGTAGCAGCGACTCGCTAGTGAACTTGGTGAGTGCTCTAGGTTTCCCAGCGGACTGGACAACCATCAACTCACAAGCAAGATCACTATCGAGGGGCTCATACGGAGGCTGGGAGTGCAAGCAGGTTGAAAGGAAGCGCTCATGAGAGAACTTCCAATCGTTGCACATCCCGCCGTGAGAGCGAGGGGAATCGACCGTCGAGGAGAGACCGGGGGAGCAGCCGAGAACGTTCT